TACCCACTTTTTTTTTTGTGGGGGTGTGGTGAGCAGATGGTCCCCCCTCCCAGGGGGTGGTGGTCCCCCTCGACCTCCGGTGGTAGAGGAGGGGTGTGGGTGGGTCAGTGGTGTGGTGGGAGAGGGTCCCCCTGGCCCTCCGGTCGGCTCCCTCGCGGGGGACCCACCGGAGGGGAGGGCTCCGGTCAGGGTGAGGGTCCGGAGCTGACCTGGAGGAGGGGAGAGGGTGAGGGGGAAGGGAATGAGAGGAGGAGGTGGAGGAGGGATCCACGCCTCACGAGCCAGGAGGTAGGGAGGCCGCCGGCTGTGGATCGGCCGAATGGTCGAGGTGCCGGCTTGACAGCTCGTCCCAGGCTGCGGGTACGCTGCCCCGGCCAGAGGGGCTCCGGGCGCCGACCCTCCCAGCGCTCGCCCGGTAGCTGCCGCGCGTGCGACGCTCCGGCCGGTACTCAGGTCGGCCCCTCCGGCCTTGACGAGGCAGCCAGGTGATCAAGGGACTCAAGCGACTCGCGGGCGGGGGACTCCTCCTGCTCGAGCTGCGGGGACTCCGGGCCGAGGTCGCCCGGCTGGCCACCGCGCAGGAACGCCTGGCCGAGGTGATGGCGGCCTTCTTCGACCGGCAGTACCCCACCCAGGTGCAGCCCGACCCGTCCATCCCCAGTGTCGAGATCAGCTATGTCAATGTGGAGCATCAGCGGATCCTGATGGAGGTCGAATTGCGCCTCACCCAGGCGAGGGGGCAGCCCCCGACCGAAGACGAGATCCTGGCGGAGTTCGACCGCATGCCCACCCCCCTAGCTTCAGGGCCGGAGGGCTAGCCGATGGCCAAACCCCTCAGCCGGGCCGTCGCGACCTTCCCTTCCACCGTCATCCAGGAACTTGAGGCGCTCGAGCACGCCCTCGGCGGCCGGACCCAGGTGGTGGGCCTCCTCACGCTGGCCCCGCTCACCCCCGACCTCCGCTACGTCCTCGGGATGCTCGGCGACCCGCGGAACCGGGCGAAGACCCTCGCCGCCATCTGCGCCCACGGCAACATCCTGCCCGGCGAACTCCTGAAGCACCTCGCCTCGGCGGCCCTGCTCCGCGGGAAGGTCAAGGCCAACCAGCAGATCGGGGACGGGATCGCGGCGGTGGCGGCCGACGTCATGCGGCGGGCCGCGCCCTATGAGGCCCCCTGTAACGGCGGCTGTCAGGGGACCGGCTCCATCACCGCCGACCCGACGCCCCAGGTCCCGAATCCCGCGCCGGAGCCCTGCGAGGTCTGCCGGGGCAGTGGGCGCCTGGTCTACACCCCGGATCTGGAGCGGCAGAAGCTGGCGATCGAGATGGCGCAGCTCCTGCCGAAGAGTGGCGGGCTCCAGATTCTCCAGGCCAACGTCCACGCCTCCGGTGGTGGGGCGGGTGCCGGCGTGGGGGCGATTGAGCGCCTGCAAGCCCTGACAGATCGCATCCTCTACGGCTCCGGGGGACGGCCCGAGGTGGAGGGCGGCCCAGAGGAGGAGATCGAGGGGGAGATCGTCCCACCGGCTCCGGAGGGAGAGGCGCCATGAGTCGGCGGCTGAACGACTTGAGCCCACGGTTACGTCCGCTCGCCGTGGAGCTGCTCGCCCGCTGCGCAGAGGCCGGCATTGCCGTGCTGGTGGTGGATACCGTACGCACGCCCCAGGAGCACGCCCTGAACCTCACGAACGGGGTGAGCTGGACGCTGCACAGTAAGCACCTGGACGGGCGCATCCGTGGATGGCCCTGGGCCGGCAGCGACGCCATCGACCTGGCCCCCTACGAGCAGTACCAGCTCCACGGCGCAAAGAAGCTCGAATGGGACGCGGTCGACCCGGTGTGGCTGCGGCTGGGCCTCCTCGGCGAGTCGCTCGGGCTCCGGTGGGGCGGGCGCTGGCAGACCCCCGATCTCGGCCACTTCGAGGATCCCGGGCCGGCGACAGGACCTGGGCTGGTGGAGGTATGACCAAGCCGCCCGCTCAGGCCTGGAACATCAGCCTCCTCCTGGCCCTGCTCACCGTGGCCGGGACCATCTACACCTACGGACAGCGGATGGGGGCCCAAACGAACCAGATCGAAACGCTCCAGGCGGAAGTGCGTGCCCTCCGCCTCGATCTTCAGGAAATCAACCGCTATCTGCTCACCTGGGCGGCGGCACACGATGATCGCCCACGATGAATCCCTTGACCGCGCTGACCGCGTTCCGCGCCTGGCGACGCCTCCACCACCTCTGGAAGGACTACCGCGTGAAAAAAGAACCGGTGATGATCACGGCCATGGTGCAGTCAGCGGCGGTCCTGCTGAGCGCCTTTGGGTTGGACCTGACCGGCGAACAGGTCGGCTCGATCGCCGTCGTGGCGAGCCTGCTGGCTGGGGTGTTCGCCCGGTCCCGGGTCTCGCCAGTCCCGTCGTAGGCCTGATCGACGTCTGGGGGCGGTGGTACGCCCTACAGGACGACTACTGACCCTGCGGCATCTACGGGAGGACGTATGAGTGTGATCCTAGACGACAACGACCGAGGCACGCTGATGGTTGAGGGCAACGAGACCATGATGACCTCGAAGGTGGTGGAGGGGGACGCCGCCAAGTTTAGGGTGCGGGCGCCGGTTGTGCCTGGCCAGTCTGGCGGGGGTGGGGCCTACTCCTGGGATGTCCGCGATCACGTCGACGACAAGTGGAAAGAGGTCCAGCTCATCACAGGCGCCATGAACGGGGCGCGCGGCGGCGAAGGCAAGCTGATTGTCTTGATGGAGGGCGGCGTCATCGACGATGCCCATCAGAAGACCGTCATCGAATGGGATTCGACGAAGGTCGAGTTCAAGGTCCCGATCTCGGCGCCGGGGCTCGGGGTCGGCGGCGGCGGCATGGTGAACCGCCTCTACTCCGGCCGTTTCGTCTATCAGCTCCAGGATGACCCGCCGTCAGGCCCGCTGGGCCGGATCGTCGTCTACGCCACCCACGGCACCCTCGATGAATCGCAGTGGACCGCGGTGGGCGTGCTGACACCCACCCCCCTCTAGCCCATGTATAGCCCCGTCGTCGTGGCGGCGGCGCAGGCGACCCTCGAGCGCGAGCTGGGGACGGCGCTCCCGCTCGGCCACCTCGAGCGCCTCCCCCCGACTCACTGCCACGCCATGAAGGTCGCCCTCGACCAGATCTACGACTTCGAGAAGCGCGTGCGGACCCGCGAGCTCTCCCAGGACGAGCAGGCCTTCGTCATCAACGAGCAGCTCCTCACCAAGATCGACTTCGCCTACGCCGCCGAACGCTATATCTGGATCAACTACGAAGGGCAGGCACTGCGGCCCATGTATCCGCTCTGGGAGTCGCAGCGGCTGATCCTCGGGGAGATCGCGCGGGTGGAGGAGGACCACTGGCGTACCGGCCACCCGGACGGGATTCTGGGGAATATCCTCAAGGGTCGCCAATTAGGGGCCTCGACCCTCTGCCAATCATTCCTCGCCCACCGGGTCCTCACCCACGGCCACGTCCGTACCCTGATTGCCTCCGACGTCCCGCAGAACTCCGGCTCCGAGGGGCTCTTCGGGATGCTGGAGCTGGTGGTCGAGCACTGGCCGTGGTGGCTCAAGCCGCGGGAACGCTTCCACACCAAGAACCACCACTACATGTGGGAGAACGGCTCCCGGGTGATCGTGGAGAGCGGTAAATCCATGAAGGGCGGCCTCCAGGAGGAAGGGCAGGAGAAGGGCCAGATCGGCCGGTCCAAGACCTACTCCGCGGTGCATCTCTCCGAGATCACCTCCTGGGAGCGTCCGGAGCAGATCAACAGCTCGCTCCTCCCGGCCGTCCCGCATACCCCGCGGACCCTGATGTTCCGCGAGTCCACGGCGATGGGCCGGAATAACTACTGGCATCAGGAGTGGAACCTGGCCGCCGCAGGGGAGGACCCCCGGTTCTTCAACGTCTTCGTCCCGTGGTACGCGGAGCGATCGAAATACTGGCTGCCCACCCCCGTCAGTTGGATCCCCGCGGACGACACCCTCGCCTTCGCCCGGCGGGCCCAGGTTGAGGGCCCCAAGTACATGCACCGCCCCGTCGTCCTCGCCAAGGAACAGCTCTACTGGTACGAGCTGTCCCGGAATGCGGCGATCAAGCGGGAGGAGCTCTACAAGTTCCTCAGTGAGTACCCCGCAGAGCCCGAGGAGGCCTTCCAGCACTCCGGGCGCTCCATCTTCTCAATTGCGACCGTGACCCGAGTCGGGGTGCAGGCCCGCCCGATCCTGGACCTCCTGCTGGTCGCCCCCCGCGCCGAGCTGATCGCGGATAAGGAAGCCTCACAGGCTGAATTCCGGGAGAGCCAGGCCCAGCTCCGGGGGGTCCGGCAGAAGGCCCTCGAGCAGGCCGCGGCGCGGGCCCTCACGGTCAACGAGCCGACCCTCGTGCAGGAGCCGATCCCTCCACGCCCGGAGGACCTCAGCCCTGTACCAGAACCGCAGGAGGTTGTATGAACATCGGCGACGCGATTCAAGCCGCCAAAGACGGGCAGAAGGTCGCCCGACCTGGATGGAACGGCAAAGGCATGTGGATTGCCTACTCCCCTGGGGCCCCAGGTGGGCTTCCCACCGATAAGTTCTGGGCGCCCCCGAACCGCGCCTACGCCCTGGATCACGGCGGCACGGCGGTCGTCCTCCCCTGTCTCACCATGAAGACCGCCACCGGCGAGATTCTCCTGGGCTGGCTCGCCTCACAGACCGACCTGCTGGCGGACGATTGGGAGATCGTCCCCTGATGATCGTCCAGTTCCCCGAACAGCACCCCCACTATGCCATCCCGAAGGGGTTCGGGATGCACCGCCTCACCGTCGCCGAGCTGGCGGAGCGGAGCGGCTCGAAGGCGCTCTTCGACACGCTCCAGATCTGGCAGTACCCCCGGAAGGGGCACCGCTACGTGCTCGGGGTCGATGTCTCAGACGGCCTCGGCCAGGACCGCTCGGTCTGCGACGTCTTCCGCATGGCCACGATTGAAGAGCCGGAGGAGCAGGTCGCCCAGTTCATCACCGACACCCTCGCCCCGCACCCCTTCGCCAGTGTCCTCGACGCGATTGGCCATCTCTACGTCTGGCCGGACGGTCGGGAGGCCCTGGCCGCGATTGAGTGTAACTACCACGGCCTCTCGGTCCAGGACACCCTCCAGCTCCACCTCGGGTACCGACACTTCTACATCTGGGAGGTCCTCGATCAAGCCGACCCCCAGAAACGCTTCACGACGAAGATGGGCTGGGTCACCACCCGCAAATCCCGCCCGATCCTCCTGGACCAGTTCTACACCGGCGTCACCCTGATCGACCCGATCACCGGGTTCTCGGACTGCCGCCTGAACTCGCCCTTCACCCTCGATGAGATGCGGGACTTCCAGACGGATGGGGCGCTCTGGGAAGCGGAGGCCGGGCGGGGCGCGCACGATGACTGTATCATTGCGGCGGGGATCGCCCACTACGTCGCCTGGCGCCTGATGGGTGGGGAGTCGGAGCCCCTCTCGGATCGACGCCGGCGCCGGCAGGAAGAAGCCCTGCGACGCCTCCGTGCGGGGGACGTGGGGCTGACAGACTTCCGGAACACCGACGCGACCGCGCAGGACCAAAAAGAGCAGCAGGGGCAGCCCCCGGATCACCTTGAACAGGAGCCTGATGATGCACACCTCTACTACGACCCCTCCGGGCGCGGGTACGCCGGCACCCTCTACTAGACCTGCGGCGCCCGACCGACTTGAAGGGACCCTCCAGGCGAGCAGCGGCCAGATCACGCGGCTGATCACCCTCGGCGACGTGGTCCTGGTGAAGCTCGATGAGGGGGTCCGCCGGCCGATGATCGTGTCGGTGGTGGCCCAGCTCCCGATCTACGACCGGATCCACGCCACGGTGGAGAACCCGACCGCGGCGTCCACCGGGAAGGAGCTGCGGCT